AGTAGAGGTACTTCAAGCACAAGTTTCACAACTTAGTGCAGATGTCAAATCCTTACTTGAACTTGCTAACAAAGGCAAAGGTGGATTTTGGGTGGGTATGACTATCGCTTCATTCATGGGCGGTGTGATTACCTTTATTGCTGATCGTGTCTGGAAATAAGGAGAATACTATGTACGGAAAAATGATGGGTGGTAAGGCCAAAGAAACTGCAAGCAAAGGCAAGAAAAAGGGCGTTCCTGTGACCATTATGGTTGCGGTCGGTAAGCCAAAGATGCCAATGCCTATGCGTGGTGGTCGGACTGCTACTAACATGATGAAAAAATCCTCAAGAGGTAAATAATGTCATCCTTAACTACTCCTGTTACTCTATTGAGTGCTGTTGTCGCAACAGGTGCATCTCGATCTGTTCAAGCAGATGCTGGTCAACCCGCATTCTTGCAAGTTAGTGGTATTACTACTGCAACTGTTGCATTCCAAGGTAGCTTGGATGGAACAACCTTTGCCACAATTGGTACTGCTTTGACTGCTGATGGCATTGTCACTATAGCCAATGCTCCTAAGTATTTGAGAGCAAATTGCACTGCTTACACCTCTGGAACTATCACAGCAAAAGTGTTGTATTGACAAATGAAAACCAAATCTAAGGTCAATCAAGCAGGGGTTTATACCAAGCCCACCATGCGAAAAGCCTTGTTTGAGAAGATTAAAGCAGGGACATCAGGGGGCGACTCTGGTGAGTGGTCAGCAAGAAAAGCGCAATTGCTTGCCAAAGAGTACAAAGCCAAAGGCGGGGGTTACAAGACATGAGCAAATCAGCAACACACTATTTGCCTGATGGCAAGGTTTACAAAGGTAAATTGCACAAAGCTGGAGGTGTATTGATGACAGGTGCAAAACATACTCCTGAGAGCAAGGTTTTGACTCACACACCACCACCCAAGCCGAAGGCTAAGAAGTGAAAGACCCGCAGCAATCTCTCAAAGATTGGGGTAAGCAGAAGTGGCGTACCAAGAGTGGTAAACCATCGTCTGAGACAGGTGAGAGGTATTTACCAGAGGCTGCAATCAAGTCTTTGAGTGCTGCTGAGTATGCGGCAACCACTAAAGCCAAGCGCAAGGGTACTGCGGCTGGTAAACAGTTTGTAAAGCAACCTAAAAAGATTGCAAAGAAAACGGCTAGTTACAGATGAGGTAAAAGATGAAATCACCTACTTGGCAAACAAAAGCTGGTCAAAATCCCAAAGGGGGGTTGAATGCCAAGGGCAGAGCATCTTATAATGCAGAAACTGGTGGCAACTTGAAAGCACCAGTAAAGTCGGGGGATAACCCTCGCAGAGCAAGTTTTTTGGCTCGTATGGCTGGTAACAGCGGTGCAGAGTACAAGAATGGTGAACCAACAAGACTGCTTCTTTCGCTTAAGGCATGGGGTGCTACCTCAAAGGCTGACGCAAAGGCAAAAGCTAAAGCTATATCCGACAGGAACAAAGCAAAGGCTGGAAGCAGATGACTTATCTAGAACTTGTAAACGATGTCCTCGTAAGGTTGCGTGAACCTACTGTATCTACAGTTGTACAAACTGCATATTCAACTTTAGTTGGCAAGTTTGTCAATGATGCAAAACGTCAGATTGAAGATGCGTTTTCTTGGAATGTTTTAGGTCAAACAATCACAGTCACTACTGCGGCATCTACAGCATCTTATTCTTTGACGGGTGCTGGTCAGAAGTTTCAAGTAATGGATGTAATCAACACCACAAGCAATGTTGGCCTTATAAACATCAGCTTTGTGGACATGAACCGCAAGTTGAACTTTACGCCACTGGTCAACTCAATCCCTACTGAATTTGCTTTTGATGGGGTTGATGGCAGCTACGACACCAAGGTAAATCTTTATCCAATCCCTGATGGTGCATACACAATCAAGTTTGCTTTGACAGTGCCACAGGCTACGTTGTCATCAGATGCAACTGTTGTTTCTGTTGCTGATACGTTAGTGTCTCAGAATGCTTATGCCCGTGCATTGGTAGAACGTGGTGAAGATGGTGGTCTGTCTTCATCTGAGGCTTATTTGCTTTATAAAGCAATGTTGGCTGATTACATTGCATTAGAAGGTACTCGCTATCCTGAAAATCAGGAGTTTGTAGCAGTATGAGCCAAGAAATCCAAGTTTCATCAGTATCAGCCCCCGGCTTTTTTGGGTTGAATACACAAGACTCTCCACTTGACTTACAGAGTGGATATGCCTTGGTTGCGACTAATGCTGTGATTGACCAGTATGGTCGTATTGGTTGTAGAAAAGGTTGGACAAAAGTCAATTCATCCACAGGAACTCTTGGCTCTAACGATATTGGTGTAATACATGAACTTATTGAAGCAGATGGAACTCTGACTGTTTTGTTGGCTGGAAACAATAAATTATTTAAACTTGATGGTTCTAATGCACTTGTTGAATTGACCTATGGGGGCGGGGGTACAGCACCAACGATCACCGCAAGCAATTGGCAATGTGCGTCATTAAATAGCATTACTTATTTCTTTCAGTCTGGTCATAACGCACTGATTTATGACCCCGCTGTATCTACCACTACATTCCGCAGAGTCTCTGAAAAGACGGGTTATGTAGGGACTGTGCCAGATGCAAATAATGTAATCTCTGGTTATGGTCGTTTGTGGGCGGCTACAACTACAACAAACAATGCAACTATCTTTTTCAGTGACTTGATTTCAGGCCATGTTTGGTCAACAGGTACTGCTGGTAGCTTAAACATCAATAATGTTTGGCCTAATGGTGCTGATGAGATTACGGGTATAGCAGCGCATAACGGATTCTTGTTCATCTTTGGTAAGCGTCAGATTGTTATCTATTCTGGTGCTACTACGCCGTCTTCAATGGTTCTTAGTGATACTGTTGAGGGTATTGGATGTATTGCTAGAGACAGTATTCAAACAACTAGCACTGATGTTATTTTCTTGTCAAACAGCGGTATTAGATCATTAATGAGAACTATTCAAGAGAAGTCAGCACCAGAACGTGACTTGTCTAGAAATGTGCGTGATGACTTGATGACTACATTGTCAGGCGAGACAATGGCAAATATCAAGTCTGTATATTCTGAAAGAGAAGCATTTTACTTGATAACAGCCCCTATTGTTAAGCAAGTATTTTGTTTTGATACTAGAAAGTCTCTTGCTGATGGTTCGTATAGAGCAACAATATGGGATTCTATTGAGCCAAAATCATTTCTATCTAGGCGCAACGGCGATTTGTTGATTGGTAAAACTGGATATGTTGCTAAATTTTTTGGCTATCTTGATGATACAAGTACCTATCAATTTGCCTACTACACAAATCACGCTGATTTAGGAAACCAATCTCAAACATCAATCATAAAAAAGATCAGTGCTATTGTTATTGGTGGTAGCAATCAATTTGTAACCATCAAGTGGGGATATGATTTTCTAACAAATTATCAATCGCAAAACATATTAATTCCAGCTCAAGGTGTTTCTGAGTATGGAATAGCAGAATATGGAGCAAATGCCACTATAGTTGCTTATTATTCAGAAGGAGTTGCTTTGCAGACATTGATGGCAAATGGCTCTGGCTCTGGCAAAATTGTTCAAACTGGATATGAAACAATTGTTAATTCATCTCAATTATCAATTCAGAAGATTGAAATTCAGACAAAACAAGGCAGAATGTCTTAAAGGAATGCCATGACAAATTACACTAAATCAACCAACTTTGCGACTAAGGATACCTTAACCTCTGGTGATCCATTAAAGATTGTCAAGGGTACTGAAATCAATACTGAGTTTGACAATATTCAAACTGCTGTTAACTCTAAGGCAGATACTGCATCTCCTACCTTTACAGGTACTTCTTCACTTGTAAATATAACTGTATCTGGAACTGCCGCCATTACTGGAGTAGCAACTTTTTCTTCTGATCCATTGTTTAATTCAACTGGTGCTGTATTGTTGTCTAAGGGTACAACTGGTCAACGACCTGCAAGTTCGTTTTCAGGTCAGATCAGATTTAATACAACTACGTCACAATTTGAAGGTTATAACGGCACAGCATGGTCATCTGTAGGTGGTGGTGGGGCTACTGGTACATCTGGCAATGACATCTTTTACGAGAACTCAAAGACAGTAACTATGGGGTACTCAATAACCGCTGGTAAAAATGCTATGGCTACTGGCCCTATTACCATTGCGGCTAACTTTACTGGTACAGGTGCTATTTCAGGCACTACGCTAACAATCACAGGTTCAACTGGTTCTGGTGTTTTGGTAGTTGGTTCTATCATCAGTGGAACTGGCGTAACTGCTGGAACATTTGTTAGTGCATTTGGAACTGGTACAGGCACTACAGGAACTTATACTGTTTCAGTTTCACAGACTGTCTCTAGTACCGCAATCACAACATCAACTGCTGTCACTGTTCCTAGTGGTAGTCGTTGGGTAATTTTGTAAAAGGGAATATATGAGTTCACTTGTCATCTCAGGAGACACCAGCGGGGCTGTAACACTTGCTGCCCCTGCTGTTGCGGGTACTACTACGATTACCATGCCAGCGGTATCGGGGACAATGACTGTGCTTTCAGCTACACAAAGCATGGTTCGCTTAAATACGGCTAATGGTTGGGGTAGTACAAATACAAAGATTCGCAGATACACCAATACTGTAACTAACCAAGGTACTGATATTACTTATGCTGATAGCGCCACTCTTGGAGCATCTTTCACCATAAATACTACTGGCGTTTATGGCATTGCCATAACCGAAACAACGTCTTCTGCATTTACTCACGCAATAACCTTAAACGATACTACACCTACTGTAAACGTAGGCAACCAAGCCGCTGGCGAAATCCTAGTTGCCCTTTCAATGACAGCAAATAATATTGCCTCTTGCGGCGGCACGTTCTTCCTCCTTGCTGGTTCAGTTATACGCTCACATGGCGAGGGCGCAGGGGCAGGTAGCTCTCCGCAATTTGTTCAATTCATAATAACGAGGGTTGCATAATGATAGCGTTCAAAGATAAAAACGATGGTTACTATCAATTTGACTGGGATGGTGTGAGTGAACTACCTGAATGGTCAAAGGGAATGACGCAGATTGATGTTGTCGTGCCAACGCCTGTGCCACAGACCTACGCAGAAAAACGTGCTGCTGAGTATCCCAGCTTTGCAGATCAGTTTGATCTTCTGTATCACGGCGGGATGGACGCATGGAAAACCGCAATTCAAACAGTCAAAGATAAATATCCAAAGGCTTAATCATGTCAATACTTGCTTTAACTTCTGACACGCTATCAAGTCCTGCCGCCGCAGGGCAGATTGAATACACAAGCCCCATCTTTGCGGCTACACCTATCGGCACACAGCGAGGCATTGTTCCGACTCAGCAGTATTACAGGCTTGATTCTGCATTTGTAGGGTCTAACGTAGCCACAGCACAAAGCATATTCAATGTTGGCTGTACGTTGTCTGCAAGCACTGTGTACGAGTTTGAAATAGTTTCTGCTTTTAGCAAAACCGCTGGTACAACGTCACACACATTTGCTACTAATTTTGGCGGCACGGCTACTTTAAACAATATTGCTTATCACAACATTGGAAAATCAAATGCAACCAGTTTAGTGACCATCAGCACAAGTGATACCGTTCAAGTATTTGGTCAAACAGCATCAGCAATCGTTATCACTGGCGCAATTTCTACTGCCACATTTACTATGATAGTGGTCATGAAAGGCACAGTATCAGTTAATGCTGGCGGCACATTCATTCCGCAATACACACTGTCAGCCGCACCGGGCGGTGCTTACTCAACACAAATTGGTAGCTACATCCGAATCAATCCGCTTTCCGCATCTGGCGCAGCGACTAACGTGGGGACATGGGCATGAGTACAATAATTGATGGTTCAGCGGGTGTCACTTACCCAGTAGTCGCAGGGTCATCGTCTGCGGTGCAAGCGTCATCTGCAAAGGTGATTCAAGTTGTAAACGTTCAATCAGGCGCTGTAGCAACTGGAACAACAATTATTCCGAGCGATGACACAATACCTCAAATTACTGAAGGTACTGAATACATAACATTGGCAATTACCCCAACAAGCGCAACAAGTAAATTGCTTATTCAAGTTGTTTGGATGGGGTCAACTACATCGCCAAGTTGCACAATAGCTTTATTTCAAGATGCAACCGCAAATGCGCTTGCCGCAACTATATCCTCTGCGCCAGCAAGCCAACTTACAACACTACCACTGAACTATTTTATGACTGCTGGCACAACATCTTCAACTACTTTTAGACTGAGATTTGGCTCTGGCGCTGCTGCCACTACTACTACAAACGGGCAAAGTGGGGGTAGATTTTTTGGCGGGGTTGCTAACACATCAATCACAATTTCTGAGGTGGCGGCATGAATGCACAATCTGTTTACGCACTTTACCCACAAGTTATTAAAACTGTGGAAGACAAAGCATTTGATGTTAATGGCAATCAAGTCGAGATTGACATGGGTGCTGTCAACGCATGGGTTGACCCCAACGCATACAAAGCCAAACGTGCGGCTGAATATCCTCCAATGACTGACTACCTTGACGGTGTAGTCAAAGGTGACCAAGCGCAGATTGATGCGTACATTGCTGCTTGTCTTGCGGTCAAGACTAAGTATCCAAAGGTAACACCATGACACACAGAACAGTAGTTAATTGCGAAACAGGCGTAGTCTCTCAAGTTGAGTACACCGCTGAAGAACAAGCAGTGCATGATGCGGCAGTAGCTGCACAAGCATTGGCAGAGGCGGCAGCCATTCAACAAGAACAAACAAATGAATCAGCCTGAAATCATCCACCATTTTTCTGATGGTTTGTATGCTAAGGAGTCAATGTTTCCTGCTGGAATGTCGATCCTAAAACATACTCACAACTTTAGTCATCTTTCAATTTTGGCTAAAGGTAAAGTGGTAGTGCTTAAAGGTGAGGAACTTGAGATTGTTGAAGCTCCTGCTTGTATTGAAATTAAGGCTGGCTTGACGCATGGCGTTAAGGCAATAACAGATTGTGTTTGGTTTTGTATTCATGCTACTGACGAGACAGACCCGTCTAAGGTAGATGAAATTTTGATTAAGGGAGATTGATATGCCATTTACAGCAGCATTAGTAATGGGAGGTGCATCGCTATTAGGTGGCGCAATGCAAGGTCGATCTGCGGAGAGAGCCGCAGGAACTTCTGCCCGAGCACAACTTGAAGCGGCACAGATTGCAGCAGATGCGGCAAGGTTTCGTCCTGTCGGCATCACTACTCGTTACGGTACATCTAACTTTCAGACTGATGCAAAAGGTAATGTAATTGGGGCTGGTTACGATGTCAGTCCTGAGTTAAGGGCTTACCAAGACCGTCTACAAGGCTTAACTGAAAGAGGATTGACTCAAGCTGAGATAGCACAGAAACAGTATTTGCCATTGTCTACATCTGCTGAAAGTTTGTTTGGATTGGGTGAGTTATATCTGCAACAGACTCCTGAGCAAACAGCACAAAAATACATGGAGAGTCAATACAACTTGCTTGCTCCTAGTCGTGAGCGTCAACTTGCTCAATTGCAAAACCAGTTATATCAGCAAGGCAGAAGTGGTTTGTCTGTTGGCGGTACTGGATTGCGTCCGGGTGGTGGAGAAGGTTTGAGAGCAACATCTCCTGAAATGGAGGCATATTACAACGCATTAGCTCAACAAGATTTACAAATTGCAAGTCAAGCGGATCAAGCTGGACAACAAAGAACAGCATTTGGTGCTGGATTGTTTGGTAGTGGCTCTCAATTGTTAGGTCAGTATCAAGCTGGTCAAGTCGGTGCATTGAACCCGTTTACAACGTATTTGGGTGCTGGTTCTACTCTTGAGCAACTTGGACAACAGCCTTTGGACATTGGCTCTAATTTAGGTGGTCGATCCGCTACTGCAGGTGCTAATGTTGGTCAATCATTGCTTACTGGTGGAATAAGTGCAGCTAGAGCGCAACAAGCAGGTGCATACAACCCATTTGCTACTGCGCTAAGTGGTCTTTCAAACAATCAGCAATTTGGTCAAGGTCTTGAGAATTATTTTAATAGACCGCCACAATATAACCCAAGTTGGGGTCAAACAACATATATGGGAACTCCGCAATATACACCACAACAATTCCAACAACAGCAAGCCTCTGCTTTTGGCAGTGGTAATGCAGGATTCGATTAAAGGAAAAGATCATGCCAACTCAATCATATGGTGGTAGCGGGTTATTTGGACAACCTAGTTTTGGTGACTACAGTGGGTTATCTGGAGGAGTGCCTGTTCCAATGACTCTAGAAGAAATCCAAAAACAGTTGGGTGTTCAAGACAATCAGTTCGGAGGACTACCTATTTATTATGATTTATACAATACTCAAGAAGTTTCTCCTTTTAAATACAATGTAGGCAGTAGAGTTAATACTGTTCGTGCGGCAGAAAATAATCCATACCTTGATGCGCCTCCTGACCGTATTAGGACTGCTTTATCACAAGCCGATTACATAAAACAACAACAAGGCGTTCCTCTTTCACTGATGGCTACAGTTGACGCAATAAATGTTAGAGATGATCAAGTAGATACGTCTTCTAATGTTGCTCCCTCACAAACAGCATTACCAGTAAATATAGGTTCTTCAGGCACTAGATTAGTGTCTGATAGTCCAATTGTTTCAGGAGTATTTCCTGAAGTAGAAGCCATGCAGCGTGCTTTGTACCAACAAAAGCAAAATGAAGCAATGCAAGCACAGGCAATGCAATTTGCACGGCTATCTCCCATGGAACAGGCGCAATACAGCCTGTATATGGGTGGTCAACAATTGGGTGGTGCTATTGGCAGTGCTTTGGGTGGTAAAGACCCACAGTTGCAGATGATTGGCTTGCAATCAAGAATCTTGAGTGAATTAGACCCTAGTGACCCTAATCAACAACTTCTAGTTGCTCGAAAATATGCACAAGCTGCTCCTGAATTAGCAATGAGGATTGCTGACAATGCCCGTAGTTCTTTGGTGAAGATTGCACAAGCAAATAAAGAACAGAAATTGTCCATTGCTCCTAGAGTTCAAGAGGCTCAACAAGCCGCATCTGTTACTCAAGCTATTGCTCAATATAAGTT